GGGATATAAATCTTCACTATTAAATTCTTTATGAGGTTTATATAATTCTAAATTTGCTCCTTCAATTAATACTTTTATAGGCTTAGTTGATTTTAATTCAAATTCCTGGCCTGTTTGTTTATTCTTACCCTTAAAAGATGCATGATCAAAAACATTTTTTGAATGTTGAGAAGAAACTAAGTTTAAATCCATTCTATTTAACCCTTCAATCCATTTAGGATTTGGAACTGTAGTTTCAATCCCTGCAGTTAATCCTATATTATATTTTCCTATTGGGTTAAATTCACTAGGTATAGTATGTTGACACCAAATATCGGGTTGCTCATTTAATTGGTTGCCTTCAATAAAATGTTCTTTTAAAAATTTCCATTCAGGGTTATCATCAATAAAACCCCAAGGACAATTTCCCCACATTTGAGGTAATATTTTAACTTCATATTTATCTAATTCTATTAAAGCTTTAACAAAATCTCTTGCTCTAGCTCCATACCCACTGTAAGTATCAATTGGGCAACTTATGTAAAATGTATTCTTCATTAATAAACTAAATTATGATTTAATGTTCTTGTTTTATATTCGTTACTATTTAAAAATTCATACCTTTCTCTAGGTTCCCAAGTTTTAAATAACTTATCAGTATATTCAATAAATCTTTTACCTTGATGTTTAGCTGTAAATCCTGCTTCATCTGATAAGGCCCATTCTCTTCCTTTAGCTCCTTTGGATTTTCTTTCTTCAGGAGATAAATCATATATTTCTTTTATTCTATTAGCAGCATCTTCTGGTTTGCATCTATCATCCCAAATATATGGCGTTATAGGCGAACCTTGAATTGATCTACACGCAGGAAATACTGGAAATGCCCATTCACCGTGAGATTTGTATTTACCCGTGTTATTCGAAGGTACTTGAGGAGAAGGTGTAAACCATTTTCCATTTTCATCTATAAATCTCATTTGATCTTGCATTCCCCCTGTAACATTAGCTATAATAGGAGTACCTGTTAGCATGCTTTCAGTTAATGCTAATCCCCACCCTTCATTAGAAGTAAGTAAAATAGTAGCATCCGACATATTATATAACGCAGACATTTGTTCTGAAGATAATTTACCATCTACAAAACGGATATACTTTTCCCAATCATCCCCAAACAGATATTCACATACTGCTACTAAATCAGTTCCATTATTATCTGAAAGTTGAGTTTTGAGCATAAAACAACATTTTTCGGCTTCTTCTTTAGATAAAGAATCTAAAAACATTTTATAAGCCCATATAGTATCAGATATTTGTTTTCTCCTAATATTTCTAGAATTAAAAAATAATACAAAATCAAATTCATTATTTCTAAAAATTTGCTTTTTCATTTCAGATAATATCTTATCATCTTGAGGTAAAGGTTTAAATATATCTTCATTAAGACCATGAGGTAAATATTCTATAACTTTATCCTTTGCTTTATCCCCTAAAACAATTTTGTTTATATTTACAGTCTGTTTAGAAATACCATACAGGGCATCACAAGATTCATAGTAATTTTCGTTGTATTGAGGTGCAGGATAATCATCCCAAATATTAAGATATATAATTGGAATATCTTTTCTAATTTCATTTTCAATCTGAAAAGCCCATATAAAATATCTTGGGTCTGTGATAAATAAAATAGCATCAGGTTTTTCTCTCTTTATCATATCTCTTAAAACTCTAGAATCACCATATCCATCTGTTGGATATAAAGTTACTGATGCATCTTCAATACCAAATTCTTTTTGAATTGAATCTCCTAATTCTATTATTTTTCCTTTATCTGGGTGTTTTACTGCTCCTGCTATTTGACACCAATTATAATGGTGGCATGTTTTTAAAACTATTTCTTTTCCTACATGGGCAATGCCAGAGTGAACTCTAATATCATCACATAATAAAAGAATTTTTTTTCTTTTATCTTTTTCAATGAAACCATCTTTTGTCATATACTTATACTTTTTATAATTCTAAATTTGTGTGATTACTTATTTGTTTTCTAAATTCTTCATCTGTAAGATATAAATGAATTGCTCTATCAGAAAGTTTTTGAAAAGAAAATTTTCTTCTTACACATTGAATTTTAAATTCTTCAAATAAATCACTTTTAACTTTTACACTTGTTAGTGTCATTTCTTTATTTGCCATTTTTATTTATTTTTATATATGTAAATACATATTATTAAGCCCTATTCTTTGTACCAGGACATAAATCATCCCCATAATAAGGACAAAATCTACAATTATTAGGATTAGCTAAACTAGGTTTAAAAGCCTTTTGATTATATTCATTTCCAATAAAAACATCTTTTATAAAATTATTTAAAACTTTAGTTGCTCTATTAATTGTTGTTTTTCCATTTGGAGGAGTAAACTTTTGTATTCTTTTTTGTGGATATTCTCCATCTTCGTAAACTTTTCTTCTAACTATGAAAAACTCAATATTAATATTTTTTTCTGGGATTCCAAATTGTTCTGCAAAGAATTTTTTATATAATACTAACTGATAATGTTTAATAGCATTTTTATTAGATAAAGCCCATTTACCCCACCCATTAGTTGAGGTTTTAATATCATATATTGTAAATTTATTTATAGTTTCATTATATGTTACAACATCAAGATATCCTTGAAATTTGACTTTTGAAAACATTTTATTAGGACTTGCTATAATAGGAATTTCACAACCTACTAAATATTCTCCTTTTTTACTAAAAGTTTTTCCTTTATGTTTTTTAAAATAATTAATTATATTTTCTCCATCTTGATAAAACTCTTGTAATTCTCCATCTTTAAAAAAATGAGTACTTTTATTTTTTTCATAATCAGATAAGTAGTTTTCTTTTAATCTTGACTTGAAAAATCCTAAAATATCTACTCTATCAGCCGCTGCTCCACTTTCTTTATACATTATGTCTAAATAATGTTGAAGAGCTTCATGTAAAGCTTTTCCAAATACAGCATGCATACTAGGTGTAAATATTTTATGACCATCCCTATACTGTAATGACCATCTATGAGCACATCCATTATACATTGCAAGTTGGGAAAATGAAATATTTTTCTCAATAGCATAATTGATAGCTTGAGGAGTATAGTTTTGAATTTCCTTTACTATTTTAGGGATTTTCCTCATTTATTTTTTCCATTTATCACGCCCAACTAATAAACCAATTATACCATAATTAGCTACATCTAGAAACGTGTCTTCCATTCCCTCACCTTTAACAAAATTTCTACCATTAGCAAGTAAATTTCTTAATCTTGAAATTTTATCAGTTAATCTAATTGCTAGACCTGTTAATGAAAATTTCTTATCATTTTCTTTAGTTAAATCACCACCTAATGAAATGTTTTGTAAACCATAATCCATATGCTTAGCTGCAAACATTCTATACATTTCATCTTGGATTATTTTAAATTCCTGAGATAATTCAGGATATTCTTCTTCAAATTGAGCTACAGTGTGATCTGATTCTGCTTGATATGTCTTAAAATCTTTTCTCGATTCTATTAAATCTTCTATAAATTTATCCTTCATATGATGGGTTATTTGAGAAATATTTATCTAATGCATCTAATCTATCATCTGCCTCAGCTAATAAATTTAGTGCTTCAGTTGCATCTTTAAAAAAATCATTTGCTGTGTGATCACCAATTCCTACTGCTTGGTTTTCTAATAAATCTAATGCCATTAAGGCTTTTACTCTATCTGCCTCAGCCTGGGCAGTTAAAGCTTCTATAATTTTACTTTTTTTCATGTTTTCATTACTATATTATAAGCTTTTTCGTATATTTCTTCTAGAGATAAATTAGGTGATTTTATTTTTTGGTGTTTTATTTCTTCAAACATTTTATGTCTTTGTCCATGCTCTTCAGCACTGTAAAGCAATTCTTCTAATTTACTCATTTATATATCTTTTTAATTTCTTTATTATTAATCCCCATTTCAGATAATATACTTTTTGCTTCTTCTGAAGGTAGGATATTAATATAATGACTTGCTTCTGCTAATCCACATTCAAAATATCTAGATATATATTCTATTAATTCTTGTTTTTGGGATTTATTTTGGTTTTTAATATATTTTAACCAAATTTTTTTCTTAGGAATAAGCTGTCTATAAATGCTATATATTTGTTTTTTACTTTGGGGATTAAGCTTTTGAACATAATTTACTATTTCAACATAACCCACATACATAGACAAATAACGATGCATCATATATGAATTCCATTTTTCCCAAGACTCTTTAGGAATGTCCTCAACTGGTCTTTTTATTAATGTTACCTCATTTAACCAATCAAAGATATTTTTCATATTGTATCATCCTTGAATTCTTCTCTTAATTCTTTAGGTAAAGTTTGTTCTAATACTTTACCAGTTTCAGGATCGTAAAATACTGGAATTGGTAAAATTGCATCTTCACTTGCACCTACTACAAATTTAGATACTTGTCTAAGTATAACTCCCTGTTGAAAAATTTTATTTCCATTTGGGGTTTCGATTGATGTAGTATTTTTTAAATCTACATTTGGGGCTGCTTGCGCTTGATTTTGATTCATAGTTTTTCGTATTTAAAATTTTTAATTATATATTCAGATGTTTTATGGTTTTCTTTATCCACATTTTTATCAACATGGGCATTTATTTTAACATTCATGGTTTTTCCATGATATTCTTTTAATAATTTTTCATCAGTTAATTTTCTAACTAGCTTATCATTATAGAATATTTCTATTTTATTCGGTGACCACATACACCCAAATTTATTAAAATGTTCTGTTGGGTCTTTAAAACCTAACCAATGTGTTTTAGCACCTAAGTTAAAATTTTTAGGCTCTTTACCGCAATGGAAATTAGTTTCTACTCTCCAAAACCCAAATGGATTTTTCCAATTAAAATGGAAATAATTTTTTCTATTTTTTGTATACCCTTCAAATACATCAATTTCAGGAGGCCAACTTTCAAAAGGACTCATCCAAAAAGCAGGCCATAAGTTTTTACCTTTAGGTAATTTAGCCTCTATTTCGAAATATCCATATCCAAATTTTTCTTTACAGGATATTAACCCAACTCCTATAGGAATTTCAATAAATTTTTTAGTATGAGGATGTTTTAATTTTTTAGGATTAAATTTTCATCTTCATCACAATCAATAGCTTCTAAATCATAATAGCAATAGGGTTTTAATGGGTGAAATTTACCCCATACCTCTCTAGGTATCCATTTATACCCCATCCAATTTATAGTTTTCATATTACTTGTGGTTTTTTAACTTCTATTATTTTTGCTATTGCGGCCATTATATTTATTTCTTTATCTATTCTGAATTGGGAATGATATGAATATTCATTTAAGTATATTGTAACTAATCCTTCATTCCCAGGGGCATAGATACTAGCTTTATCATAAAGGAATCTATATAACTCCTCAAAATCTTTTACATTTGAATTTAATATGATTTGTCTAATATTTCTCCAATTAGGTTTGGATTTTTTTAATTCACCTAAAACTTCATTCATATAGTTATTTGAAACTATTATAGATTTATCTAATACTAATTTTTTATCCTTAAGAGATAATTGTATAGTATTTAACATTTTCCTTATATCTGGGTAATGAGTGTTAACTATACTTACAAGAGCATCTACATCCCATCCCTCTCCTATTTCCTCAATTAAAATTTTATTTAAATGTTTTGCTACTTCTTGCTTGCTTGGGGGGATAACTTTTAATACTTGGCATCTTGATTGTAATGGATCTATTATTCTTTCTACATAATTGCACGTCATAATAAAGCGTGTAGTTCTAGAGAACTTTTCAATTACATTTCTTAATGATGCTTGCGCTTGAATTGTGAGGAAATCCGCTTCATCAAGGATGACAACTTTAATCTTTTTAAATGAAATAGTGCTTGAAAAGGAAGTAACCTTATCTCTAATAGTTTCAATACCACGTTCATCAGAAGCATTAATGTATAAATAATCACAATCCAAATTATTAACAATAAGCTTTGCAAGAGTAGTTTTACCTGTTCCAGCAGGTCCATAAAAAATGAAGTTTTGAATATCATCTTGGTTTAAATAGCTTTGTATTTGTTTTTTAATATGTTCATTTCCTACATATTGTGTTAAGTCTTTTGATCTATATTTTTCTACTAATAATGAGTGGTCTTTCATAACTATACTCCTTGTTGAAATTCTCCATATAAAGAGAAGGTTTTTGGTTCTTCAACTTTTATTTCTTCTTCTGAGGTTTTTATGGCATATAATTTACTATTTAAAGGGGCTAATCTATATTCACCTTTAAACTTAGTTTGTTGGTGAAAAGCCTCTAGTGCATCTGTAAGTGTTTTAAATACTTCTTTTTTTGGATCACCAACTAGTACCCATTGATCTCCAGGTGGTACTCTTTTGGCAATTAATTCATTGTGTTCAACTATCTTTGTATCCATTAGAACATTCCGTTTAATTGTGGTTGATTATTTTCTGATTCTTCTTCTACAACAACACACTCAGTTAATAATACAGTTCCTGCTACTGCAGCTGCATTTTCAAGTGCTGTTCTAGTTACTTTAAGTGGATCAATAATTCCATTTTCTTTAAAATCTACTACTTTATCTTGTTTAATGTCATATCCTTTCCACTCACCATTTATAGATATTTCTTTATCTAAAGATTCTATTTTATCCCGGGAAATTCCTGCATTTTCTAAAATTTGTTTAAATGGTTTTTTACACGCTAAACGTACAATTACTGATCCAATACTCTCAGATGCTATAACTTTTCTTGCTTGGGCTAAAGCTACTCCACCTCCAGGTATTACCCCTTCACTTAAAGCTGCTTGTGTAGCATTAAGAGCATCATCAACTCTATCTTTTTTCTCATTCATTTCAGTTTCATTAAACCCACCTACATGAATAATAGAAACACCACCTACCATTTTAGCTAAACGATTTTGTAATTGTTCAGTTTCAAATGGGGTTGTTGAATTATCTATTTGATTCTGTAATTCATCTATTCTTTTATTTATAGCTTCTTCAGTACCTTTACCATCAACTATTGTAGTTTTTGACTTAGAAATAGTTATAGCACGAGCTTCACCAAACCAATCCCAACTAAATTTATCTAACTTCATTCCTTTATCTTTATCAAACACTACTCCATTTGTTAATGTTGCAATATCTTCTAAAACAAGTTTTCTTCTATCACCAAAATCAGGTGCCTTTATAGCACATACTTTTAATGTACCTCTAGCCTTATTTACAATTAAAGTAGCTAAAGCCTCATTATCAATATCCTCAGCAATAATAAGCAATGATTTATCGGTAGCTGATACTTGTTCTAATATGGGTAATAATTCTTTTACTTGGGTAAATTTATGATCTGCAATTAAAATATAAGCATCTTTTAAAGTACAAGTCATACTATCATTATCAGTAACAAAAAAATGAGATTTATAACCTCTATCTAATTGCATACCTTCAACTGTTTCTAAATATGTTTCTCCTGATTTAGATTCTTCAATATGAACAATACCGTCTCTACCTACTTTTTTAATAGCAGTAGCAATTAATTTTCCTACCTCAGGATCATTATTTGCTGATAAAGTAGCTACTTGTTCTAATTGATCTTCAGATGAAATATCTTCACTAATATTTTTTAATTCTTCAACAATTTCTTTTACTGAGGCATCAATATCTCTTTTAATTTGAACTGCATTTTTTCCTTCATTCAAAGCTGATAGTCCTCCATGTATCATTTCTCTAGCTAATAAAGTAGAAGTAGTTGTACCATCCCCTGCTTTATCTGCTGTTTTGATTGCTGCTTGTTTTACTAATTTAACTCCTGTTTCCTCAACAGGATCTTTTAAGGTTATACTTTTAGCTACTGTAACCCCATCCTTTGTTGATTTTACACTTTCATTTGGGTTTGATATTACAGCATTTCTACCGTTGGGTCCTAAAGTACAAATAACAGAATCAGCTAGGATATCAATTCCATTAACTAATTTTGATCTGCCTTCTTCTCCTAATTCAATAATTTTTGACATAATTTTATTTTAAAATGGTAAATCTTCTTCTGATTCTTCATTAGCAATTCGTGCTAATATTTGATTTTCAGGTCCTATATGATATTCTTCCCCTTCAAAATCTAGTTTTGTAAATCCCATTGTAGGTAAAACTACAATATCTCCTTCTTTTAATTGGGTTGGGATAAAACCGCCCATTTGAGTAGTTAAACCTGGACCTACTGCTATAACTTCTCCTTGTTGGTTTTTTTCTTTTCCAATATCAGGAACTACAATATTTCCAAATGTTTCTTCTTCGGATTCTATTGGTTTTACTACAACAGCATTGAATAGTGCTTTTAATTTCATAACGTAATTTTGTATATAATATAATAAAAGGAAATCAATAAAACAAGCTTAGGATGACTTTTTCTTTATTTTATTTTTATTGATAATGGTTTTGTTACTACATGAGGAGCATAAGGAACTGTAATTGTTAACAATCCATTCTCCATCTTAGCATTAGCATCAGATAATCTAAATTTATTAGCTACTTTGTAACCAAAATTAAATGATCTTTTAGCTATACCTGAGTAATGATATTCTCTATTATTATTATCATTTTCAGGTTTTGTATAACTAACTTTTAAAATGTCTCCCTCAATATCAAGGTTTACATCTTCTTTAGTTAACCCAGTACAAGCTACTTCTAAATGAAGACCATCATTATCTTCATAAACATCAACTGGATGTTTAAGTTTAATTGATTGTAAAGGGTGAAAGGGTGATTCTGTATCGAAAAAATTTCTGACAAGTATGTCAAAAGGTGATGTTATTCTTGGCGCTAGGCCTTGTTCTATTTCTCTTAAATAAGTCATAATTCTTAAATTTATGTTTTTAAATACTCGGCTCCCAATTTGGTGAGCTGTTTGTGCATCCTAAGCTTGCAATGATAAATATACGAAAGGAAAAAAGAATAACCAAATTATTTTTTTTAAAAATCTTCCCCTACTTTTCTTACTATAAAATATTCACTTGTAGTATTATCTGATTTGAAGTTTAATTTCATTAAACCTGTACTAGTAAGATGAATTTCCCCAATGTCCATATCTTTATTAGCATATAGAATAGATTTAAATAATTCTGAGTTAAATGGCATTTTTAATCCTAATTCATTTATATCACCCTGTAATTGATAGGTGATTTTACTATCAAATTCCTTCTCATCCCCAAATATAAATTGACATATGTTATCTCCATCTTCATTTTGAGTTGTTTCTATAAACATATGATCTTCTTCTCCTAATGCTTTTTTAGCTTTAATTAAGTTTTCTAAATCTTCTACTTCAACTGGGATTTTATTTTTCCATTCAGGGACATTAAC